TTTACAAACCAGACTATCTCACAAACCCCTGACCATCTAGTGTTCGATGTGGAGTTTGAGCCAACCAAAGTTACTGACAAGAAGTATGTCATCAACGGCAACACTGGTGAATATATCGGTGTTGTAGGCTCTGGCTTCAACTGCGCTAGTCACGATGAGTTCTTTCAAGGTGTGCAGCACACGATGTTAGAAAACCTGACAGAACAAGAAACCAGAGGTGCTACAGTTCAATGGAAAGACGCACGTAACCATGCTTGGGCATTGATGGATGTAACACTTCCAAATGTCACCGAAACAATTACCACAGATAAGCATGAAACTACTGTGTCGCAACGCATCATCGCTTTGCATGGCATTGATGGCTCATGTTCCAACATGGTGTTCTTCGGTGCTATCGACTTTTTCTGCACAAACGGAATGATCCGTGGTGAGCATGACAAGGTGCGGCGTAAGAACACATCCAACTTTAGCATGAACAGGTTCATCACAGACCTGCACAGTTCCAAGCAAGACTTCTACCAACAGTCAGCACGACTTCAGGAATGGGCAACCCAGGACCTGACATTTGTAAATGTTAAAGACTTGCTGGACAAGATACTGAAGTCAGAGCGTAAGGCAGAGAAGATGTTTACCCTTTACAATCAAGAGGTTAGCATCCGTGGTAGGAATGTGTTTGCACTCTACAGTGCCTTCACAAACTATGCCACTTATGCTGATGAGCGTAATGGTTTCAATCTTCGTAACACTGGTCTTGATACACAGGCCACATCAATGTTCCAGCGTGAGCATGAAGTGTCCAAGTGGATTGAGTCCAAGCCGTTCAAAGAATTGGTGGCAGCATGAAAGTCCGTAACATAACTAAATCAGGTGGGGCTTCATTTAGCCCCATCACTGACGATACCAGAACGCCTATCAATATGCGTATAGGTTATTGGAAGCCTAGCAAAAAGAAAACAAAAATTAACGCAGTTCCAAAAAGGAGAAAGAAATGAGTGAATATAAATATGCAAGAACAAATAGCAAGGGTGATGTCATACTACGGCGTGACACAGAAGAAGATGTCGATTTTGTAATAGCATACTTAAAGGGTAAGGATATACCATTTGAATACATTGACAGTGCATCTCTATTTTTTATAGAGAACAGAGCAGGTGTTAAATACGCATATTACTACACTACAGGTAGATGGGCTATTAAATCCAGAAACAGGAAAGAACACTATCGAAGTAATGGGATAGATGATTTTGTTAGCAGATTCCTTAACAAGTTTGCGGATGAGCAGATTGCCCAACACAAGATTTGGGCAGAAGAAAAACAAAAGAAAAAAGAAGAATACTTTAAAAAGAAAATGGAGAAGTTGAATGTTGCTAAACAAACTAATTGAAGATTACTATTCTTCGTATGACTATCGCAATCTGCGTGATGAAACGAAGAAGCAGTATGAATACTTTCTTAATGTCATGCTAAATACAAAGGTAGAAGATAAACTTCTTTACCAGTATGACTGCGATAAACTCACTACTCGTGTAGCCAAGGTTGCGTACAACGAATGGTGTGAGAAAGGTATCTCTATGGCTAATCATGTCATCTCTGCTACCCGCATTGCACTCAATCACGGTGTTCGCATGGAGCTATGCACATTAAACCCCTTCGCAAACGTCCGTAAACGCTCCACAGAGAGGCGTAAGACGGTCTGGCGTAGGGATGATGTGGCAAAGCTGCTAGAGACAGCCTACGGCGATTTTAGCACCCGTAACATCGGTCTTATTGCACACATGGCATACGAGTGGTGTCAGCGTTTAGGTGACATGCGAATGCTCACTTGGGATGCCATCAATTTTAACACAAAAACTGTTCACATAGAACAATCCAAGCGTAAAGCAGAGGTGCATTTGCCCATCGAAGATGATTTGTTTGGTATGTTACAGCAGCAGGAGCAGGACTTTGGCTTTCAACCTTACGTTGCCCCACGTCCTAATCCAATTGGTGGTGAATACAAACCGTACTCACTGCAAAAGTTGCCGTTACATGCTCGCAAGTTAATGCAGCAGGCTGGTTTGCCAGATGAACTACGTCTATCTGACTTACGAAGAACTGGAACAACTGAAATGGTTGAGGCCGGTGTCGGTATTGGACAAATCATGTCGGTAACAGGACATGCTAATCCATCTTCAGTGAAACCTTACATGAAAAATACTCTCACAAGTGCAAATTATGCATTGACGGAGCGAAATAATCATGTTAAAAGCATTACAAGTGCCGCAAAGGAGAGTGTATAACATGTATAATATATATAACACTATAAGTGAATTAGACATACCTAATGGAACTACAAAAAGGATGAACTGTCCTAATTGTGGTGGCTATAAAACATTTACTGTGACCAATAACATGGGCAGTCTTGTGTGGAATTGTTACAAGGCTTCTTGTGCCGCTAAAGGTGGTGAGCGTGTACGATTGTCTGTGGATGATATTCGTGCTGGTTTTACTGGTGCAGAAGAATACGCAGCAGGTACATTTGAAATGCCTAGTTATGTAGTGCCTCGTTCTGGTGGCTTGCACATGGATAGATGGTGCGACACGTGGGGGTTAGATGCCAATGTCCTTGGATTACATTACGATGTAAAAGAATCTCGTGTTGTATTTCCTGTGGTTCACGATGGTGTTATTGTAGATGCTACAGGTCGTGCATTAGGAAAAAGATTACCTAAATGGAAAAGATATGGAAATAGTGGCTTGCCATACACACATGGTTATGGTAATGTCGCAGTTGTTGTTGAGGACTGTGTGAGTGCCGCCGTTGTTGGTTGCGGTTTCCTTGTCGGGGTTGCTGTGTTAGGAACGTCTCTCGCCGAAACACACAAAAGGTATCTCTCACAGTTCTCAACAGCAGTAATTGCACTAGACCCGGATGCACTTCCGAAGACACTGGAAATGGCAAAGGACTTGAGAGGCTATGTAAATAACGTGAAATTACTGCGACTAAAAGATGATTTGAAATATCGTAATGAGGAAGACTTAACCAACCTTGCCAACATTACTATGAAAGGAGAGTAACTATGGAATTATCACTTATAAGAAGTTTAATGGACAAACCATTCTACGATGACCATCGTGGCGCAAGATGTCCTGATCGTCTGTTCAGCAAAGATGTGCGTAGAATTAAACAAGCCATCGACAGTGCTATGGACAAATATGAACGCACCGTATCACCAGATGAGATTGAGGCATTGTTTATGTCCAACAATCCAACACTGACTACGGCACAGAAGCAAGCCTTCAGCAGTCTGTTCAATCAAATTAAAAAAGAACAGCCAATGGGTGGTGATGTAGCACAAGAAGTGTTGTCTAAACTGTTTCAACAAGTCGTTGGTGAAGATGTTGCTAACATCGGTTTTGATATGGTTACTGGTACATCCAGTAGCCTTGAGAAGCTACGCACATTACTTGAGCAGTATGGTGATGACTTCACACCTAATCTAAATGTGGAGTGGGATGACATTGACATAGACACACTACTATCACGCAATGACCTAGAAGCACGTTGGACATTCAACATTGCCAGCCTCACTCGCAAAGTCGAGGGTGTTAACGCAGGTCACTTGATTGAGATTGGTGCTAGACCAAACACAGGTAAGACATCTTTTCATGCCAGCTTAATTGCTAGTCCGGGTGGCTTTGCACATCAGGGTGCTAACTGCATTATCCTCTGTAACGAGGAAGGTTATCACCGTGTTGGCGCACGATACCTGACCGCTGCAACAGGCATGACAATGCGGCAGATTAAAGAAAATCCGGGTAAGGCACGAGACTTGTACGCACCTGTAAAGGAACGCATAAAGATTAAGGATGCCACCTCTCGTGATATGAATTGGGTTGAATCAATCTGCAAAACTTACAAGCCAGACATTTTAGTGCTTGACATGGGTGATAAATTTGCTAGAACAGGGGGGTTCGCTCGACAAGATGAAGCATTGAAAGCTAATGCTGTTCACGCTCGTCAGATTGCCAAGCAACATGAGTGTGCTGTTTTCTACATGTCACAGTTAAGTGCAGATGCAGAGGGCAAGGTTCTACTGAACCAAAGCATGATGGAAGGCTCAAGAACTGGTAAGGCAGCAGAAGCAGATTTAATGGTTTTGATTGCAAAGAATCCAGTGGTAGATGGACAGGAAGAAGAAGACACACAACGCCATCTCAATGTAGTCAAAAACAAATTGTCAGGTTGGCACGGCGTAGTGCATTGTGAACTTGACTACAAGACAGCGAGGTATGAAGTATGATGCAATTAGATATGTTTGAAAAAGTTATGGATTC